ACGATTGTGTGGACCGGGATTCGCATCTGGGAAACCGACACGATTAAATCGTGGACCGGGAGAAAGTAATGCCGGTTGAATCGGAAAAACAGCGCAGGTTTATGTATGCTTCACTTGCAGGCAAGACAGATGTCTCGCCCAGCGTAGCGAAGAAGTTTGTTGGTCCCAAAGCACATAAGGAGTCCGAAATGAAGAAACCCCTCCCCGCCTTCATGATGAAGGGCAAGAAGGAAAAGATGCCTGCCAAGAAGATGATGGGCGGCGGCATGGCCTACAACAAGGGCGGATCCATCGATGGCTGCGCCACCAAGGGCAAGACCAAGGGTACGAAGGTTAAGATGGCAATGGGCGGCAAAGCCTGCTGAGGAGCCTGAAATGATGCGATCCAAAGGCATAGGCGGAGCAACCGCCGCAGAGATGAGCGCGTACCACGCGAAAAAGCGCCCTGCTGACAAACCTCCTGCTGGCATCCGCGCAGAACTGGACGCCATGAAGCAAGAGAAGGCCAACGAAGCGGGCATGAAGGCCCACGAGGGCCGGAAACTCGCCAAAGGCGGCATGACCAAAGGTTACGCAGGTGGCGGCTCCGCGTCTTCTCGCGCTGACGGTTGTGCACAACACGGCAGAACCAGAGGCATGATGCGATGATGGCATCGCGTGGCATGGGAGCCATCCGCAAGGGTGTGGTGAAGAAGCGCCGTGACAACACGGACTTCCTTCAGGATGGCAAACGCCGCGCACGCCGCGACAACACGGACTTTACTGAGTACGCCGAGGGCGGACGGGTAAACGAGGCGGGCAACTACACCAAGCCTGGGATGCGGAAGAGCCTTTTTGAGTCCATCAAGGGGCAGGCCACCCAAGGCACCGCTGCAGGCCAGTGGAGCGCTCGTAAGGCCCAGCTTCTTGCCAAGCAGTACAAGGCCAAGGGTGGCGGGTACAGGGACTGACATGAAGGCCCCGCAGCAAAGTCTGAAGGACTGGACCGCGCAGAAGTGGACGACCAAAAGTGGCAAACCTTCTAGCAAGACCGGCGAACGCTACCTCCCCAAGGCAGCTATCGAGTCTCTTACACCTTCAGAATACGCTGCCACAACTAAGGCCAAACGCGCAGGAAAAGCCGCAGGCAAACAGTTTGTCAAACAGCCTCCCAAGATTGCTGCAAAAACCGCAAGGCATCGATAATGGCAACCTCCGGCACCGCTACGTTTAATCTCGACCTCAATGAGTACGTCGAGGAAGCATTCGAAAGATGCGGTGCTGAGTTGCGCACGGGCTATGACCTGAGGACAGCACGACGGTCGTTAAATTTGTTGTTCGCAGATTGGTCAAATCGCGGCATAAACATGTGGACCATTGAGCAGGGCCAACAAGTCCTGACCGCTGGCACAAACACCTACACGCTGCCTGCCGATACGGTGGATCTGATTGAGCACGTGATTCGCACAGGCGCGGGTAACGTTTCCACGCAAACGGACCTGACCATCACGCGCATCTCAGTTTCCACCTACTCATCCATTCCCAACAAGCTCCAGTCTGCAAGGCCGATCCAAATTTGGATCAACCGCCAAGGCCCCGCTCCGCAGTTCACGGTGTGGCCTACGCCTGACAATTCTCAGACGTACACGCTCGTCTACTGGCGCTTGCGCAGGATTCAAGACGCTGGTGCAGGCGGGACGTACACACAAGATGTACCGTTCAGGTTTATCCCTGCTTTGGTGTCAGGACTGGCGTATTACCTGTCCATGAAGATTCCCGGTGCGATGGAGCGGATGCAGGTGCTAAAGGCGCAGTACGATCAGGACTGGGATCTTGCCTCGACGGAAGATAGAGAGAAGGCAGCGGTGCGGTTCGTGCCAAGAGAGCAATTCATTAGTTGATCATGGCGTTCAAAACACGCGAACAGGCACTTGCCTATTACAAAAAATATAACGCGGAGAACCGCGATGCGCGTAATGCCGCCCGCAAAAAATGGAACGATGAGAATAAAGAGTATAGGCTGCTTAAACAAAAAGAGTATGCGCAAGCAAATGCTGATAAGCTAAAGCAGTATTATTCTGAGTACAACGCCAAAAGGCCAAATAGTAGTGAGTACCATAAAGCGTACTATGAAACCAATAAAGCGCGTATAGCTGAGCAAAAAAGAGAGTATCGTGAAGCAAACAAAGAGCGACTAGCTGAAGCAAAAAAAGTTGATTACGAAGTTAACAAGGAAGCACGATTAGCTCAAAAGAAAGAGTATCGCAAAAAAGCTGCAGGCAATATTGCATACCTAAATGCGAGCCGCAAAAAAGCGGTACGAGAGCGCACTCCAAAATGGTTGTCAAAAGATGACAGACTGACAATGAAGTGTGTCTATGCCATAGCAGCAATGCTGACTCGACGCAATGGTGAGCCTTGGCATGTAGATCACGTAATACCTCTGCAAGGCAAACACGTTTCTGGGCTGCATGTGCCGTTAAATTTGCGCGTCATGCGTGGCGCTGAGAACATCTCAAAAAAGAACAAATTTGAGGTGACGCATGTCTAACCGCTTCGCAAACGGCGCAAAGGCATTCGGTTTCTGCGACCGTTGCGGATTTCGCTTTGACCTCAAAAAGCTCAAAAATGAGGTCATCAAAACAAAGCGTACAGCCATAAAATCGTGCCCGCAGTGTTGGAGTAAGGATCACCCTCAACTTTTGCTAGGTATGTTTCCCGTGTCCGATCCGCAGGCCCTGCGTGATCCTCGTCCAGACACAAACACTTGGTACTTGTCTGGTGTGACTGCTACGGGCTCGTTCGGCGGGGGTAGCAGGGTGATTGAGTGGGGCTGGGCACCGATAGGTGGGTCCAGTGGTTTTGATGCGCCCCTGACGCCAAACAGCTTGGTCGGGCAGGGATATGTTGGTACAGTTACCGTGTCCGTTTCCTAAGGAGCGATGATGAAAGATGTTCACAAGCACGAACGTGCGATGCACCCCGGCAAGCCGATGACCAAGCTCGCCAAGGGCGGGAAAGCCTTCAAGAAGGGCGGTCCCACCACTGAGGACCGTCTGAAAATGGGCAAGAACATGGCCCGCGCCATGAACCAGAAGTCGGGGTGAAACATGATGAAAGCCAAGAAGCTGCCCCCTGCTAAGTCGGGGCTACCGCAAGAGATCGAAACCCTCAAGGACGAGATCTGCATGGTCGTGGGGAACATTGCTATGGGCAAGCCGCCCGCTGTCAAGACCTCCGGGATCAAGCAGCGTGGATCTGGTGCCGCTACGCGGGGCTTTATGTCTCGCGGGCCGATGGCGTGAGGTGAAACTTGAACTACACCGAGTTGCAGACCGCTGTTGAGGATTACACCGAGAACACGTTCTCGGCGACTGACTTCGCCACAATGACGGAGCTAGCCGAGCAGCGCATCTATAACTCGGTTCAACTTCCCAATTTGCGGAAGAATACCACGCTCACACTCACCATTGGTAACCCGCTACTTGTAGTACCGACAGACTTCTTGTCTTCGTTTTCCTTTGGTGTGACCGTTGCGGGCGTGTTCAGTTACTTGCTGAACAAGGATGTAAACTTCATGCGGGAGTCATTTCCAAGTGTTGCTGTCACTGGGACGCCGCAGTATTACGCCCTGTACGGCACGCAGACAGGCACTCCGCTGGTGCAGTCTTTCCTGCTTGGCCCCACGCCCAGCGCTGCGCTGACGGCGGAACTGAACTACTTCTACTATCCGGAAAGTATCGTCACGGCAACGAACACTTGGCTGGGTGACAATTTTGACAGCGTGCTGTTTAACGCAGTCATGGTTGAAGCGGCACGGTTCATGAAGCAGGAGCCTGACATCATTGATGAGACGAACAAGCAGTACGTCCAATCGCTGACTCTGCTGAAGAATCTGGGCGAAGGCAAGAACCGTCAAGACGCATACCGTACTGGGCAGGTCAGGACACAGGTGGTCTAAATGGCTTTGGTACAAACGCTATGCTCTTCGTTCAAACAGGAGTCATGGCTGGGCATCCATGATCTGGATACTGACACTTTGAAGATGGCGCTCTATACGAGCGCTGCTTCTCTTGGTGCAGACACCACGGCCTACACCCTCACAGGTGAAACGTCTGGCACAGGCTACACCGCTGGGGGCGAGATCCTCACCAATGTCCAAGTGCTCCTTTCTGGCACCACGGCGTATGTGACGTTCGACAACCCGGCTTGGCCTGGGTCTAGTTTTGTCACCCGTGGGGCGTTGATCTACAACTTCACCAAGGCTAACCGTGCAATTGCGGTGCTGGACTTTGGGGCTGACAAAACTGCCGGGCCAAATTTCACGGTGCAGCTTCCTGCTGCTTCCGCCACCACGGCGCTAATCCGATTCGCTTAAGGTAAGAGATGCCTTCAACCTTTACCAACAGTCTTCGGCTTGTCCTTCCGGCGACCGGGGAACTGTCCAATACTTGGGGCACGGTGTTCAACGCCGGGGCGACGAGCCTGATTGACTCCTCGATTGCTGGTACGTCCAGCATCACGATGACAGCAGCGAACTACACGCTGTCAAATGCCAACGGGGTTGCAGATGAATCTCGGGCGATGTTTATTGTCCTTGGCGGTACACCAGGGGCTTCGTATCAGGTTATCTGCCCAGCAGTCAGCAAGCTGTACTTTGTCACCAACAACACAGGCTTTGCCCAGACGTTTAAGACCTCTGCTGGGTCGGGAATCTCGGTGCCTAATGGGGCCAAAATTGCACTGCGGTGCGACGGTACAGATGTAGTTGAAGCGCTCAATTACGTCGGGTCTCTGACGATTGGTTCAATTACGCTGTCTTCCCCTCTTGGGGTGGCATCAGGTGGCACAGGGGTGGCGACTTTAACCGGCGTGGTTAAGGCCAGCGGAACATCTGCTTTTACGGCTGGCAACGTCAATCTTGCATCTGAGGTTACTGGCACGCTCCCAATCGCCAATGGCGGTACTGGTCAAACTACTGCATCGGCTGCTTTGAACGCTCTAGGCGGAGCATCCACCGGCAAAAGCATCGCAATGGCGATGATCTTTGGTTTCTAAGGAAACATCATGGCAAATCCCAACATCGTCAACGTCACCGTCATCAACGGTGTTACGACATACCTCACGCCGTCCGTCGCAACTGCCGTGGTTCTGCTGCCTAACGCAGCATCGTCCAGCAAGGTGTTCAAGATCAATCAGATCGTTGTGGCTAATACCACGGGCACGGCTGCAAACACCACAGTGAGCATCTACACCAACGGCGCAGTGGCTCAAGGCTCGGCCCCGTCAGGCGGCACGGCATACCCGGTTGCTTCGGCCATTTCTGTGCCGGGTAATGCCTCCCTAATCGTGGTGGACAAGACTACCGCGATCTACCTCCAAGAAGGTACGTCAATCACAGTGACCAGCGGCACGGCTAGTTCGCTGACGTACAGCATTTCGTACGAGGACATCACGTAAGGAGCGCAGCATGAGCATGCGCTACAAAGGCGGAGTTATCTCCGCTACGCCACCGACTACGTCATCAAGTAGTGCTCCGGGCATCTGGACGCTTGAGCAACAGTTGCAAGCAAAAGGCGCGGGAAATTGGCCTTTGCAACCTCTTTTGGTTGACTACCTTGTTATTGCAGG